TGTCATTACCGATTGTTAAAAGAATGCTAAATGCGAGCTCAATGCATAAAAGTGCAACTGCAACTACTGCAACTAGTATGGATACGAGTATGGATATGGATAAAGATGATTGTGTTTTTATTAAGAAAGAGAAATTAGACCCGAATGACCAGACCTGCACATTTAATTACGATAGCTTGATTGGGTTTGTGCCTCCAAAGATTGAAGAGGATGAAGAGGATGAAGACGAACCATGTGAAACAGAGAGCGCGCAGTTAAAGGAAGATAACATTGAGCCACTTAATGTAGCCTTGTTAGAGCCATCGCATGTAGAGGTTGAGGATGAGGAGGCGGACACGTGTGATTGCGACAAATGTTTTGAGAAAATCACATTCTCAACTGATAGTTATTATGTGTTAACAAAAGATGAAGAGGAGGTTTGCTGGTGCCAAAGCTGTTTCGAAGTCGGCTGGAAACAAATGTATAAAGATGGGTGGGAATGTGATGTCTATGACCATTTGCAAAAGGACGACCCAGAGCTTGCAGAGCCGGTTTCACAAACGCATAATGCAGAAATAAATATTTCACTAAATATTGAAGAGGTTGAGGATGAGTCTGAAGAGGATTTAGAGGATGAAGATGCCGTTGAGGATGAAGATGCCGTTGAGGATGAAGATGCAGTTGAGGATGAAGAGGACGCAGTTGATGAGGCGGCTGAAGAGGAATTAGAAGAGGATGCTGAAGAGGACGCTGTAGAAGAGGATGCTGTAGAAGAGGACGCAGTTGAGGACGATGCTGTAGAAGAGGACGCAGTTGAGGACGATGCTGTAGAAGAGGACGCAGTTGAGGACGATGCAGTTGAGGACGATGCAGTGGAAGATTTAGAAGAGGATGGTTTAGAGCAAGATGACGCAGTAGAAGAGGAGGAGGCAGTGACAGAAGATGATGAAGCAGAAGAGGAGGAGGAGGAGGAGGCAGTCACAGAAGATGATGAAGCAGAAGAAGAGGATGAGGAGGTGTTTGAGGTGGAGATTATGGGTAAGAATTATTACACAAACAATATTTCATCTGGCGACATTTATGAGATTGATAGCGCGGGTGACCCGGGAGACCAGGTGGGTCGCTATGTGCATGGTATCGCGACATTTACTAGATAAGTGCATTTGAACAAGGGTTGAATAAAGAATGAATAATAATAATTTAATAATTTATTATTATTTAGAATGTGAATGATGGCGTAAAAAGGCATAAAAACAAAACAAAACAATATAATATAACAAATGTCGACCTGTATGACTGCATTGCAGTATTGCATGGATATATTAAATGCGGCAATGTATTATTTAGGTTATAAAGCGATATATGTGTTTAGTGTGTGCCAGATATTTTACGAAAGAATGAATGCACTTGCAAAAAGCCCACGGTTAGACTACATTAGGAATAAATTGTGGTTTTTAAATATATCCGCATCATGCAATCAAGCGGAAGACCGCCCCAAATATTTCATAGAATGTTTTGACAAAAGGTCTAATCCAATGAATAAAACCGCAATGCATTATGACACGACTAATTATGCGCAGGTGAAAGACCTGATTGAAGAATGCAACGGCCGGTTATTAATAAATGATACATCATATATTATATATAACGCACCTACAAACAATGGGTTATATGATAAGATGATTGTAAGTGATAACACGTTTAAAAATGTCAAATGGACTGATAATAAAATTATTTACAAGTGCGCCACATATGACTTTATGTCAGTGCAACTAAAGTTCATAAATGACCCAGATGATGCCGTGTATAACGTGGCATTAAAAACAAACTACTACAATTTTTATATAGAGGGCAATGTGATAAACCGCGACTTTATACTGTATTATAGCCATGAGATATTAAACATCGGAGAAAAAATGCAAGTGTTAATGAATAACGGTAAGAATGTCTTGTCATATACACTCACAATAGTAGATGCAGACGTGAATGTGTTAAATGTAACAGATGAGCAAAGCATTATTTTAGGAGAACATAAATACACGTGCGTGTAAGAAATTTATATGTATGATATATTTTTTATACACCCTTGAATAATTAAATATATAAAAAAACCAATATAAAAAAATTGAACATAATATATTATAGATGGAGACCGAATATAATACTCTAGCAACACAAATGAACTCGCAACCAATAGAAACACTGAATGAGGAGAGTATGGCTATACCAAGTTTCCACGCACTGCATAATAAATGGACCCTATGGGCTCATTTACCGCATGATACAGATTGGACGTCCAAAAGCTACAAACAAATTTATACGGTTAGTTCAGTGGAAGAAACCATCGCAATTACGGAAACTTTACCCAAAGAGCTCGTGCAGAATTGCATGCTCTTCTTAATGAGAGAAGGCATCATGCCGATGTGGGAGGACAAACAGAACCGCACGGGGGGATGCTTTTCGTATAAAGTATTAAATAAAAACGTAGTTGATGTTTGGAGAGATATGTCCTATGTATTAACTGGAGGGTCCATCAGCAAAACGCCTGCGTTCGTGTCAAATGTCACGGGCATTACTATTTCGCCGAAGAAAAACTTTTGCATCATTAAAATCTGGATGGGCACATGCGCGAACCAAAACCCCGCAATTGTTACCAATGAGGTGAAATGCATTGTGCCTCAGGGTTGCATATTCAAGAAGCACAGCCCAGAGTTTTAATGGAGCTAATATTATATTTAGCATTTCGCATTATTATATTTAATATTATATATTGTTATATTATATTTAATGGATTTTTTCTCAGATTGTACACCTGCTAAATTGTATGCAATTTTGGCGATTTTTTCTACAGCTGGTTCAATTTATGCTGGCATGCCATTATTTCAAATGCTGTGGTCAATATTAGGTAGTGCTATGTGGTTATTGTTATTAAATTGGTTATGCGGTAAGGGGTTTACATGGTTATCGTGGGTTCTAGTGGTGTTTCCATTTATAATTTTATTTGGCGCATTTATTGCGATGATTATCATGCTTAGCAAAACAGAGCCTCAGCAAAAGACAAACGCACAAACAGAAGAGAAAAAATAGAGTTTAAAAAATATATTGCAATAAATAATATATATATATTGCAATAACAAATATAAATAGAAAATAGCATATAATAAATATATTATATACATGAGGTATCCAGTAGTTCTATTGTTTCGCTACGACAAGTATTCTCATAATGACGCATTTATAAATGCAAACGAGGAAAACATAATGGGAACAGTTCACATAACAAATAAGGTGTCGGATTTAAACAAGTTGTTCAACTGCAATTATCATTTGTTGATTACTTTAGGTGGACAATGTCGTGAATATTGCGACGATGTGTTTTCAGTCATTGCGTCAAGAATGAAGTTTCGTTGGATCCATTACACGGAGTTGCCTAGTTTGAGTGCCATTAATCATTCATTCAGCTATTGTCTAGTGAACAATGCGATAGAGGACCGCATTAAAACGCGACCGGTATATTCCATTTTCACGACGTGTTACAAATCCTATGACAAAATATTGCGCGCATACGGGAGCCTACAAGTGCAAACGATGAAAGATTGGGAATGGGTGATTGTGGATGATTCGCCAGAGGATGACCATTTTTTGTTTTTGAGGAAGACATTTTCAACCGATTGCCGTGTAAGATTGTATAGAAGAGACGGAAATAGTGGAAGCATTGGAGATGTAAAAAATGAGGCGGTTTCTTTATGTAGGGGTAAATATGCGTTGGAGTTAGACCACGATGACGAGATATTGCCAAGTGTGTTAGAAAAAACGTCGAATATATTTGAGAAGGATAGTGAGGTAGGGTTCATTTATATGGATTTTACTAACATATATGAGAATGGGAATAATTTTTGTTATGGGAATGGAGTGTTGTGTCATGGTTATGCGAGTTATTATTGCCAAAAATATAATGGACGATGGATTTATGTCTACATTACGCCAAATGTGAATAATATTACGCTGACCCATCTAACATGTTGTCCAAATCATCCGCGCATTTGGAGGCGCACGACATTATTAGAGTTGGGAAATTACTCGGAGATGTTGCCGATATGCGATGATTACGATATTTTATTAAGAACCGCGATTGGCACTAAAATGGTAAAAATTCACGAGCTAGGTTATGTGCAATATATGAATGAGGGTAATAATAATTTTTCGTTAATTCGCAACTCGGAGATTAATAGAATTGGGCCTTATTTTATTTCGCCACAGTTTTACGAGATGTACAATGTGAATAAAGTGATGAAGGAGAAGGGTGCCTTTGAGGAGAGGGAATATCCTAGGGTATATAGTAAAATATGGGAGAAGCCTTCGGATTTTGAGCATAAATATTGCAATCAAATAGTAAATGTGAAATATACATCCCAATATTGCATTCTTACCGTGGATGCGTTGTATCATCATATAGATTACATACGCGAGCTGTATAAAGATGGAAACAATGATTTTATATTATTGGACAATGTAGTGAAAAATGAAAAATTATGGGAAATATTGGATAATAATGGGTTGGATAGGTTTAAGTCGTATAGTTTGCCCAATAACACAAGAGAGGTTATGCTTAATTATTTCAAATTAATGTACAAATCGTGCGAACAAACGTATATTTTAGAAATGGAGAAGACACATATAGATATAGATAAAGAGGATAACGAATTCAGAATATAGAGAGAATAAAGAATGCAGAATAAAGAATGCAGAATAAAGAATGCAGAATAAAGAATGAAGAATGCAGAATAAATATATAAATTTAAAAAGAAGTTAAATAAAATCCATTAATATAAAACAATAATGGATTTTATTACTGTTGAAGAAATCCAGACTGGCACAAAGGCAGGCCAAACCATATGTTTAAATATGATTGTTAAAAATGAGTCGCACATCATTGGTAAAACATTGAATAATCTTGCGTCTCATTTTAATTTTAGTTATTGGATAATATCGGACACTGGCTCAACTGATAATACAGTAGAAATCATTGAAACCTTTTTTAAAACCAAAAATATCCCGGGTAAAATTCATCATGACGAGTGGAATAATTTTGGGCATAACAGGACGCTCGCATTAAACCATGCATATAAAAAGAGTGATTACGTCCTGGTATTTGATGCAGATGATGAAATCGAGGGGAAGCTTTTGCTGCCAGAGAAATTAACACACGACGCATATTCGCTTACCTTTGGGTCATTGAATGGCTTCAGTTATCATCGTCCGCTGTTAATAAATAATCATAAAAAATGGCAATATATTGGGGTATTGCATGAATATTTGGATGGCATTGGTCAGCAAGTGGACAATTGCGTGATACAAGGTGGTTACAGTGTGGTATCTGGTAGGTCCGGAAGTAGAAATAATGACCCACAAAAATATTTAAAAGACGCAGCGGTCTTGGAGAAGGCATATAATGAGATTATTTCAACAGAGGATAAGAATGCGTTAGGAGATAGGTATGCGTTTTATTGCGCAAACAGTTTTTTTGATTATGGCGATTATGAAAGCGCGGCCAAATGGTATAAAATCACATTAACACGTAATGGTTGGGACCAAGAAAAATATATGTGCTGTTATAAATTGTACAAGTGTTATAAAAATTTAAAACAGATAGACACTGCACAGTTTTATTTGGTGAAATCATTTTATTATGATAAGGATAGGTCAGAGTGTGTGTATAAGCTTATCCAGTATTATTGCAACGAGAAACAGTATGAAATTGCATATGCATATTATTCGGTGATTAAAAAATATTATGAAGCGGATTTTTTGGAGGACACATTTGTAAGCAAGTTATTTGTAGATAATCGCGTATGCAATTTCTATTTACCCTATTATATGATTATTGTGAGCGAAAAGGTGAAACAATTTGAGACCATGATTAAAATGTATCAAATCATATTTTTAAAACGAACCGCGCAAATAGAGCCTCAATACATCTCAAATTTATTATATAATTTTCAGTTTGTCATTCCTATGTTGAATGACATTGTAAAATCTGTCCCTGATTTCGTGCAGCATATCTTTGAATTATTAAATAATTACATTGGGTTTGCCATAGAAAGCAAGTATGATGTGGTCAATTATGATTTTTGGGGCAAATATGAGCAACTGCAAATACCCATTATCATGCAAATTTTAAAGATGCAGCAAGATAAAAAAGGCATTAAACCGCAAGCGCAACAATCCGTGCAACATTTCGCAATCAACCCTCACAAGTTTGATGTAAATTGCAAAACAGTGTTAATTTTTGCGGGGTTTGGTAACATTAACTGGAACTATACATATGGGCTAAATAACGCGCTAGGTGGGTCTGAGCGAGCGGTGAATTATCTTGCGGCGGCATTTCCAAAAGACTATAAAATAATTATTTCAGGGAATGTAGAGGAAGAAACAATCGACAATATTCAGTATGTGAATTTATCTAAATTGGGGTCGCTCATATCGCAAACCCTATTTCATACGATTATTGTGTCCAGATATGTCAGCTTTTATGAGATATTCCCCAATGCAAAAGCATTACAAACTTTTGTATGGGTTCACGACACTGCATTATCTCCATACGGTTGCAATTTAAGCGATGCGCATATTTTGGAAAAACATGGTAACCGCATTGATGGCGTCGTTTGTTTAACGGAGTGGCATAAAACTCATATAGGGAATAGATACCCTTCTTTGAAACCGAAGATACACATCATTAATAATGGCATAGTGTTGTCTATGTTTAAAGAGCCGTCTAATATTAAAAAGGTTAAAAACCGTTTTGTATACACTTCATGTTCAGAAAGAGGGTTAGAACGGTTGTTGCAACTTTGGCCGGAGATACTTAAAAACATTCCTACCGCAGAATTGAAAATATCTTCCTATAATAATTTTCCCGGCAATAGCGATGATGAGAGAATGCTTAAAATTATAAAACAGCACTCTTCTAGTATCCAGCATTGTGGAAAATTAAGCCAACCCGAATTATATAACTTGATGGAATGCGCGGAGTATTGGTTGTATCCAAGCAACTGGCCAGAAACGTCATGCATTACTGCAATTGAGATGATGCGGTCGGGTGTGTTATGTTTATATTATCCTGGCGCGGGTCTAACTAACACGATGAATGGAAATGGCATTCAAATTAATCCAAATGAAGAAATTCGCGCACTAATGTCGCTGCACAATTGTCCTCAAGAAATTAAAGATGCGATGATTACGCAAGGCATTGAATATGCAAATGCATCTTCATGGAATAGCCGTGCGATAGTATGGGACAACATGTTACAAACCAATGTTCAAGAAAAAATGAAACGCCGAAAATACATTAAAATAATAAATCTTCCCCACCGGTTAGATAGAAAAAAACAAATGACAGAATACTTGAACGCGTCGTGTGTTGAAAATTATGATTTTATCAAAGCCGTGTATGGTAAAGATTTGGTCCCCACAATGAAAATTAAAGAGTTGTTTTTAGGGAATGATTTTAAATATAGAAAAGCGGTGATTGGATGTGCATTCAGCCACATTAACTTATGGGAAGAACTTCTTGCGGATTGCATGAATGATTATTATGTGATTTTAGAAGATGACGTTACCTTGTGCGATGATTTTAAAAATAAGTTGGAGTATGTCATTGAGTTATATAAAAATAAAAAGGTAGATTATTTATTGATTGGAAGCCAATTACTCAAAGATGAGAAGTTTGCAAAGGAAGAATTGGACATTAACATATTAAAGCACAGCATAAGCGCATACGGCGCGTTTGGTTATATTATTAACAAAAACGCATGTAACAAAATTTTAAAATACATTAATGTTCATCATGTTACGCGCGCGATTGATTGGGTTGGTATATATATTAATGCAGGGGTTGTAATGTGGACTGTAAACAAGTGTTTGGTAGACACCCCTTCATTCCAACTGAACAATAATCAAGACACAGATATTCAAACGTCTCATGATGCGTTTGATTTTACCGAGCTTGAACGTGCGGCAGATAATCAAGCAAATGCAAAAAACGCAACAAACGCAACAAACGCAATTAAAGTTGCATATACAGACTGGTGGGTCAGTGAATATTGTGGAGGCAACTTTGACAAAAGTAATAATTTCTTGATAAATATCATTCGGAAAAATGCGGCACTAGTTTCCAAAAGTGTCATTGTGGTAGAGCATAATGAAGAACCGAATATTCTATTTTATAGTTTGTTTGGAAACACACATGTGCAATACATTAATAACCCTAATATGAGCTGCATATTTTATTCAGGAGAGCCGCATTCTCTGCGACCGGAAGCTGCACATAATTTTACATTTGATAAAACCTCTATAAAAACCAATAATACTAGATTACCATTGTGGTTATTGTATGACAATCAACACTTAATTCAGTTAAGCAATGACCGTAAAAAGGGTATTTTTGAGAAAGTAGATAAAAAAGAGCGTTTTTGTTCTTGCATTGTCAGCAATAATGGCAATGAGACTAGGCGCACCATTATAGAAGCCCTAAGTGCATATAAACGGGTGGATTGCGGCGGGAATTTTTTAAACAACCTTGGGTATGTCGTGCCCAGAGGCGTGAATTGTTCTGGGAAGCTTGAGCATAACAAGCATTACAAATTTGTGCTCGCCATGGAGAACAAGGATTACCCTGGTTACTGCACTGAAAAATTGGCCGATGCATATAAGTCTGGGTCTTTGCCTATTTATTGGGGGAATAAAGACGTTATTACGGATTTTAACCCGAAAACATTTATTAACGCGAATGATTTCGGCAGCATTCATGAGTTGGTGCAACACATTGCGAAAGTTGACAATGACACTGAACTATATGAAAGCTATTTTAAAGAGCAGATTATTACGGACCATTGGTTAGATATTTTGAACAATGCCCATGGGTTAGGGGACGCATTTTATAGAGGGTGTTTTGATAACATGCTTTGCATTAATGATGCGTCATTGTCTGTTTCTAAAAAAATGTCTCGATATATAACAATTACAAACAAAGAAGAGGTGTTTGACAATTTAAAAAATAAAAAGGTGGTTATTTGTGGGGACAATGGGTTTGTTAAAAATGTGCTTAGTGACTTTATTAATAGTGTGAAAATGCGAATAAATATTGTGTATTGCGCAAATGTAAAAGAAGTAATTATTGAAAAACCAGATGTAATCTTATTTTGTGCGGTTATTGCGAATGATGTTATTGCATATTGTAACCAACACGCCGTTGAAATTAGTTATATGAATTTTGAAAAGTTGTCCGTGCCAAATAATTTAAATAATATTTTAAACCGCGTGAAAACAAATAAACCAGTCCATGTGTATGATTATAGCAAATCAAATATTAATTTATGGAAAAAACACGAGGTGCATAATGTAGGTTGGTTCCCAATGTTGCATAATAAATATGATACATACAAGTTGCAGCAAATGCGTAAACATAATGGTGCCCCTCAATATGACTTTGGCATCATTGCATACAATAATGATATTAATTGTTCTAGTCGGCGAAAACAAGTGGTAACTCATTTACGTAATATTGGTCACAGCGTGAATGTAGCGTATGGTTGGGGGGATGCACGCGACAATGAGTTGGCAAAATGTGAGGTGATTTTAAATATACATCATGCAGAAACCTATAAAATATTTGAACATTTAAGGTGTGACCGTTTGTTGTATGCTGGCTTTAAAGTGGTTAGCGAGGAGTGCGAGGATTTGTGCGCGGACTTTGTATCCACATTTAATAATTTGAAAATAGTAAGTTATAACACATTGTTGAGCTTAACTAAAAAATGTGATTGGAATGATTTGTAATTTATTTGTGGGGTTAACATTTAATGCCGCATGATGCGTTAATTCAAAAATCCAGGTCGTTGGGACTTTTCTACGATTAGCGGGTCTGGAATGTAGGTGGGTGTCTTTTTGAAAAAGTCGACGGTATTATTTTGCACCAGGTCTGGGGTGAAATGTTTCATTGGATTAACGAGATTGGTAGTGCCAATGCCAAATAAGAAAGACTCCACATCTGCCGGATTATGAGATAATTTGTTCCAAGCAACCGCGCCTTGGAGAACGCCGTTGCCGGCAAGGTTTGTATTCACGGCTTCGCCGCTGGAGCCATTTTTATATAAATTGTATGTTTCAAAGTTTTTGTAACGTGCTTCTTCTAAACTATAATTGATGGAAGTGTTTTTATTTCGCGTGGAGGCCATATTATATTTTTACAACATAAAAATATTATACTCAATAACCAATAACCAATAACCAATAACCAATCACCAATAATTTAAGCCAACTCATACAAGCGATTATACGCCTGAATTAGCTCTTGTTGAGCGATTTCGCCTAGTTGTTTGCATGTATGCAACTGTTTGATACAGGCTTGCGTTAAATATAGAAAATGATATGAAAATAGTTGCATAAAACACATTTCTAAATCTGGTTCCTTCATATGCGCGCTTACTAAATCAAGTATGGCTTTAAATCGCGGGTCTTTGGAGCAAGTTGCGCACAACTCTTTCACATATAAATTAATGATATCATCCTCAAATTCATCTAAATGAAAACATTTTAAAAATTCAAACCGATAAATCTCTTCGCACAAAAATGCAACATCATCTATGTCTACATCGGCGTCGGCGTTATTTGAATACTTTTTTTCAGTTTCTTTATAAGTGCATTCAAAGGTATAATTATATGGAGGTAAATTTGACATAAATATAATTAATATCATATATAGTGTTTAAGTGGTTACAATTAGTAATTAGTAATTAGCAATTAGTAATTAGTAATATATATTTTTGAAACATTTATTCGCGTATTTTTTTCCATATTCGGTTATGTCCCACTGCATATGCGTGTAGAAATCTATCGTCTTTATCTAATACTGTTTGAATTGCTCTAGCTACATCTGCATGTCCTAAAAATTGTCCATACGCGCCTTTCAATAATGAAGATGCATCATCCAATACTAAATACCCGCCAACTTTAAGCATGGGGGAATAATTTATAATATCTAAACGCACAATCTCATAGTCATGGCATCCATCAATAAAAATGATGTCGTAGACTGCTTGCTCACGAACTTCTGCGATAATGTGACCATGTTGCGATAAGCCATTAATAATTGTGGTGTTTTCAAATGTTAAATCTAACGCAGAAAATGATTTATGGATGCAACTTAAAAAATCCGCTTTTTCATAATTTGAATATTTATCTCCAAAATTCTCAAGAGGCGTTACTCCATATATTTTTGCAGATTTATTGAATACATCGCTTAATAATTGTATTAACGACAATACTCTTCCTTTATACACTCCAATCTCTAAAAAGTTAAAATGGTCTGGCATGCTTTTTACAAGCAACAGCCAATTCCAGTAAAAGGCCAACTCACCAAATCCATCGGTTTTATCATAGTGGTTGCTTAATAATCCATTATTATAAACGGTGGCATTATTTTTGAAACAATCATAAATAATTTTATGTTTTGCGTCATGCTGAATTGTATATAATTCAATTACCTCATCTAATGTATTCATTATAATAAAATATAATCATTAAAAAAATATATTTTATACGAATAAGTGCATTGACTTATTTACAAATTTACAAATTTACAAAATTACATATACTTTGTATTATTCTTCGCATTTTCAAAATCCCTGTCTCGCGCGAGCTCTCTAGATGGTAGACCGCCTCTAATCCATCCTGCCGCAGCATTTGTCTCCATATATTTGGTGGAGTCGTCCAAATTTTGTTTCATCTCCGGGATTAATGGCGTAGTTCTATACTTCATGACACTTTTCTCCGCTAAGTTGGTGACCGTGCGTTTGTTTGTGCCCATCTCCCCCTGCATCATTTGCGACTCCATTACGGGGTCTACGGCACCTCTTCCTAAATAAGGCACCGTTGCAAAAGGTCGCTGAAATAAATCAATACGGCTTTTGGGGTTTGTCTGAATACTGCCAATCAATAAATTAGAGCTGTCGTCCACGTTGCAACCGCCCACGCCAATATTGTGGCTCCCCTTGTAATTTACACAAGGCTGCGTTGTTGCTAAAGCAATTGGCTTCTGCATCGTGCAATCATTGGCAAAAAAACTTTGTAGCATGTAATTGCATTGTTGCGTATCCTGGATTGTTCGTTGGTCTAGATTAGCCCCATCATTGCCAATTCTTGCCATATTATCAAATGTAAAGGAAGAAACATATGCCATTATATTATATATAATACAATAAAATTATATATTGTATTATTTTGTCGCTATTCTCGTTGCCCTTCTCATAGATATTCTTATGAACCTTACATTAACACGTGCCTATAACTATCTTGCACTCTTGCTAATGCTCCGCCTTCGTTACTTTCTTTGCTAGATATCATCCCTCCATATAAATATTCCGCAAACGCGCCTTGGTCGCTTGTAACCTTTGTATTCGCCGTTGAAAAGAATGGTCTCATCGCGGAATTCTCAAAATCATAATTGTGCCACAAATCGCCAAATAATTGCTTATTTGTGTTCTTAATTCCGGGATTTAAATGCTGTATTGTTTTTTTTGCGGATGCGTTAATGTCTTCATATACATCTGGATTAAAACTCGGAGGCGCGGGTTTTCTATTTGGGTTGTCCGTGATTTCATTCAATAATACATTGCTAAGCGGGTTGCGCTTGTTTGTTTCATAATAATTCTTTTTTAGCACGGTTTCAAGAGTGACCGGATTTGTAGTAGTTTGTTTGTCTTTTATTATTTGATTAACGCTAAAGCCTTCATCTAAAGATTGGATGATTTTCTGTTTTCTAATTTTATAAAGGAAGACAATCATTACTAGTGAAATAAACCCTACCAACAACACATTGGTTCTGGATGTCATCAAAAAAGATATTAATGATAGCACGATAATGCCACGTGTAAGTGCGTTCATTTTACTCTCAAATGACATTGCAGATGTGGGGAAAACCTCAAATATATAATCCTTACCAAATAGTATTGTAGGCTCGTTAGACCAAAATGGCGTTGTCATTATAATATATATACAAAATTATTATTCTACATTCTATTGGTATTATTAGCATTATTGGCATTATTAGCAATCCATTATTTCTTCCTTTTATCCTTCTTTTTCTCTTTAATAACAGGTGGTTCTTTAATCTCTTGTGATGCGGTTACTTGTGATGCGGTTACTTGTGATGCGGGCACTTGTGTCGAGGTAGGCGGCGGTTTTGCACCTCTTGGCGTTCTCTCCGCCTTATCACCTTTGCTAAATATAGTGAACAATTGCTCATCAGTTAATCCAGGCGCGCTTGCCGGTTTCGGGGTATTCTGCGGTTGGACTGGTGTTGTCGCAGCAGTGGCCTTCTTTTTCATGCGCTCTTTCATTTGCGCCATTTTTAGGTTCTTTTGCATTTGAGCCTCCATTGCGTTCACATTTACCTTGCCTCCTTTGGCCATTCCTGGCATGCCCATTTTACTGAGGATTTCGTGCATATTGTTCATTCCTGGCATATTTTTCATATTATTTAGCATCTCCATGCTCTCACTAATAAGCTCACTCTCTTTTAATTCGCCTGACTTGATTTTTTCGTCCAACTTACTGCCTAAATTTTTAACAATGTTCATCAATTTGCCTGGATTTTTGAACAACTTCTGGAACACATCGTTCGCAGACGCCTCATTGTCCATATCTAGGTTCAACTCGCCTGCCGTTTCTTCCGCTAGCTCCATCGCAAACTTCCCTAATTTGCCTTGCATCATCTTTTGAATATGCTCCTGGATGTTCTCCGCAGACGGCATTTCATTTGTACCTTTAGCACCTTCATTCGTTTGATTATCATCATCCCCGTCCCCGTCTCCGTTTCCTTCTTCTCCTTCTCCTTCTGTTTGCCCAGAAAAGTTAAACATGTCTTGCACGTGATTGAGCGTTTCTTCCAATTTGCTCTTCAGCTCATTCTCATTAATTGCCTCAAATAACTTGGCACTGTCTCCAAAGTCATCACTGCTCTTGACCGAGTTAATAATTGAAAACAGCATCAATTGCAAATATTTCCAAATGGTGGCGCGAGTGGTCTGGCTAATGTCGCATGTCCATAAGTATTTGAATATAATGCCCGGCAAAAACTCTGTATTAATGTCCGACCCTTCCTCAAAAATCTTATCATTTTGGTATAAAATATCAAAAAATCGTTCGGGAATAACGCGAAGACAGTGCAAAAATACTTTCTTCGTTTTTGTCTCTTTTTCTTCCAATCGGGCTGCGCATTTTTGGCGTATCTCTTCATCCGTTAACCCTTCTGCGTCAGTTGTAGGAGAATTGGTTAGCCACCATTTATTAATAATTGGGATATACTCGGGAAAAGTAATTGAAATGTCTTGCGTAAAATCATTGATAATTTTAAAAAACTCGTCCGGGATTTTATCGGGGGCCTTATCTTCTTGTTGTTCTTGTTCTTCCTTGGAAGTTTCAAATTTTTTGGCAGATTTGTTCTTTTGCATTATATATATTCTTATTATGTCATATATTTAAATCATTCTAATTCAAATATATATATGTATAAATTGCAATAATACATTGCAATATTACAATTAATAATATTAAACATGCTACATCGGGTTCGTAGCAAAATGTAGCGCAGATAATTTAGACAAATTCTGGATATATTTCATTACGTTTTTTTGTTCTGTTTCATTCATTTGCTGCACCGGACCGCGCAACCTGTTAATCGCCTCTATAATTTGGGTTGAGTTGCCAGCATACACTAAATCCTGTGAATAATCTTTTACAAGGAAGAAATCTATATTTCCGGCATCAATGTGTGTTTTATAAGGGGTAATAATGTATGTATTCCAAATTTTAATGAGCATTTTGGGGTTGGCTTTTCTAATCGCGAGAAGTGAGTTCTTTGCAGTTAAAATATCCGGGTCCGACGGAAATACCGCCTGGATGGCAGAAACAAACTCTAAAAAATGGTCGTTGAACAATGTTTGAAAATTCGGAGTTGCCATTTATTATTAATATTAATAATATTAGTAATATATTATTTTTAAGTCATAATCTTATTAATATATTTAGTAAGTATTACATTTGGCGGTATTACATTGGTGCCGGCTTCACATTAATCCCCTTATCCCGCTCTAGCTGATACTTCTCAATCTCGCTTGCGGTCATTCGCCCCGAGTTTTTCGCGCTACTGGCATCATCCCCTGCAGCACTAATTCTATCACTATAGTCTAAATTCACATAATTGTGCATCTGTCGCACCCCTCCATTTCCTTTTGCCGTTAACGAGTCGGCATCCATATCTAAAAAACTATACTGGTCGCTTACAATCCCACCAAATCCTCCACTACCTCCTAAAGAAAACGCCATAGGCTCTAAATTATTATTGGTCGCCTGTTTAGTGATGGCCTCTTGCCTGGGCTTGAAGTGGTTATAAATTTCATCGCCATACAATATTTTATAATTTTGATTGATTAATAGCAGCGCAGGCACCTTGGTGACATTTTCAGGCATCACGATTTTTTGCCCATTTTGCAACTGGATAAACACCTTTCCGTTTTCTCTTATTCTATTGTCAATGCAAATAAAATGAATGTCCTTAGACACCTGGGATTTAGACAATCCTTGCAATAATTTTTTAGAATGGTCGCAAAAGTTGCTATAGTAAATGATTGAACTCATTAATTTATCTTAATCTTTTTTGTTGAGCCTTTTAAACGCCCTCACAAACAAAACAAACAAAACAAACAAAACAAACAAAACAAACAAAACAAACAAAACAAACAAAACAAACAAAACACACAATCCAAAAAATTGATTATTATTTTATTTTAAATAGTATATTAAACAATAAACAATACAATATATATAATCATTATGGAACCAAAAATTGAAAGCGACATCCGGACCGACGACTTTAATAAAACCTCCTTTACTCTATCCGGAGTAAATGTATCCTTCGCGAATGCATTGAGACGAACCTTGCTCGCAGATATCCCTGTAGTTGTATTCAAAACAACCCCCGACGACCCTAATGCCCCGCCTCTGGCGAACTTTATAACCAACACAACTCGCCTAAATAATGAATTGCTCAAGCAACGCCTAAACTGTATTCCCATTCACTTGAACCCTCAAGAATACCCTCTAGAACGCCTCTTATTGGAAGTGGACGTTGAAAACAACACCGACAGCATGATGATTTGCACCACAGAACATTTTAAAATTAAAGACATCCAAACCGGCGATTACCTTCCCCCTCATAAAATAGAAGAAATATTCCCCCCTTACATCCCCAATGGGAACAAAAAATATTTCATTGAATTCGTTCGGCTTAGACCCCGGATTACCGATGAAATCCCCGGCGAAAAAATCCGGTTCACGTGCAAATTCTCCCTTGCCACCGCCCATGAAGACGCGTGCTTCAATGTCGTCGGCACATGCTCATACAGCTTTACCGTGGATAAAGACGCGATGGAAACCGCTCTTGTAAAAAAGGCGCAAGAATGGAAAAACGCCGGCGAGAGCAAAGAAGCCATTGCACTAAAAGCCGCGAATTGGCGATTATTAGATGGTCTGCGAATAATTAAAAAAGATAGCTTCCAATTTGTCATTAATAGCGTGTGCTTCTATAGCAACGAAATGCTTATGGTGATTGCATGCAACGTCATGAACAACAGGTTAGCCGCATTGGTCACATTAATGGAAACCGACGAGCTATCTATTGAACCTTCGCAAAACACCATGGAAAACAGCTACGACATCAAATTAGTGAATGAAGACTACACCCTTGGAAAAGTATTGGAATATCTATTATACACAAAATACTTTGAACAAATGAAAATTATGTCCTATTGTGGGTTTAAAAAGATGCACCCTCACGACAATTATAGCATTATCCGTGTGGCATATAAGGAGCCCATTGATAAAGCCAGCATTAAAATCAACCTGAAGTCGTGCGTGGATGATGCCGTCAAAGTGTTTAACCGCATTAAGTCTATGTTTGTGGATAACCGGTCTAAGTTAGAGGAAGACGTATAATAACGCATCACTAAATCCTATTATTCAGCAACACATTCGCCACAATCGTATCCATACATTCCATAAACTTGGACAGCCCATCAATCAACATCAATTTCAAGTTGACGTTGCTCACCTCCAGTATCTCCTTCACATATCCAAATAATACATTTTTTCTATGCGGTGTCCATGCAGCATTCAGATGATGGTAAATGTTCTCTTTAATCTTATACATCGGCGTATCTATATTCACAATGGAATTGGTCTCACTCAAATTAATTTTTTCTGCATTCTCTAAAAACATGCTAATGATATTTACAATGTGTTCAATGTTGTAGACAATCGGCGTCCCCGCATAGGTTTGCTTCATATTGGTGAGGCCTTCTAGCGCGTTCTTAAATATCGGCAAAAATGTGGTGCGGTCTTCTTCCTCTTTTAAATAATGAAGACATGCATATAAAATAGGACACAACAATATATTGACATCATTCTTTGTATCGCCATTCCATTTGCGCCAAATGCCTTGCACATAGGTATTCTCCTGTATGCAGAGCTTATTGTTCCCGATAGATATTTTAGAGCCGACTGGCTTGTGCGAATAAATAAACAATTTGATAATTATGGATAGCGGGTCTAATATATCATTTTTATTACTATATGTTAAATTTGTGATTGATTCCATATGCTTATGGCGTGAATTGTATTTATATTATAAATTAATATTTATTATAACAATATTTGTTTATTACATTTAAATTATTTGTAGACAAATAAATAAATTTGTATATTATAATGGGCAGTTATCCAATTAGTTTTGTCAAGAATTCAGGGGATGATTATACGAACGCGTTATATCAAGATAAAATTACTGATAATGTATGGTTTACGCGTTTAAATACGGGAGGTCCATTATTTAACTATAAATACTATATAGATAATTCAATAATTCCTACAAAAAATATTTTGAACGATGACTTTTGGTACGATGTGCAAAATTCTCAAGGTGGAACAATAGGTGTGAAATGGGCTATATTAAGTTCAAACGGGTTCCCAAATGTTTCTGCTCCAGGAATTAACACAAATTTATTTGGAACTATTGGAACTCCAAATAATTTTTTTACTTTTTCTCAAATGTGCACATTATTAACAGCAATGATAAACCGACAAAGTAAACCGGTGTCTTTAGTTGATGCAAATAATGATAATGAATGGTTATTAGAAGACACTAACACAGCTACTGGAACAGATATGCCTTATTTAGAAAATAAAGATATAGGTTGTTACATACCAGCTATAAATAAATATTTTAAAATTATTATTAGTAGTTGGGGGATTGGCGATAATGGCAATCCAGGCGCGATTACATATTCAAGAACTGAATTATACAATCCATCAAATATTTGTTTTCCAGGAAATACTCCAATTCAAACCGACCAAGGTATCATTATGATTGAGAAAATTAACCCAGACATTCATACCATAAAAAATAAACCGATTATTGATATTACCAAAACAATCACAAGTGATAAATATTTAGTGTGTTTTACTAAAAACGCGTTAGGAATAAATTACCCGACAACTACTACTGTAATGAGTAAATATCATAAAGTGCAATACAAAGGGAAAATGATTGAAGCATACAAATTTATTGGTAAATTTAAAAATGTCATTAAAATAAAATATAATGGTGAAATCTTATATAATGTTTTAATGGATAAACACTCTAAAATGCGAGTGAATAATTTTATTTGCGAAACGTTGCATCCAGACAATATTATCGCAAAATTATATACACGCAAATGTAAATTTGAAGATGATGTCAGAGATAAAATTATTATTTTATTAAATGAATGCATCCAAAATAAAGACTACAAGAAATACAATCAAATAATTAAATGCTGTTAAATGTATAAACAATGTCTAATAGTTATTTAAAATAAATAGTTATAAAATAATTATTTATTTATATTTAATGCACATTGTTTATAAGATAGTAGTTACACACTATCTCCAGTCGCGCGAACTGGTCGCAAGTTATAATTGAGCGAATACATAAGATGCGCCGGCAATAGATTATTCACATATTCTATCGTGACCGCATTGGACACATATAAATTCATCATCTTCAGCTCATTCACATATTTCTCGTGCAGCTTAAACATGTGCGTCCGAAATTGCTTGGGATACTCGCTAATCGGCTTCTCCTTTTTAATGTAACAGTTCACATAGTTTGCATGCAAATTATAGGTAAACGCATGCAACTGGAAGCGAAACTGAGCGAACATATGCTGATGCTCCGGAAAATGCCGCAAATACTCCGCTACTTTCCCTTCTTTTCTCAGAGTTAAATAATGATACTGGGGTTTAGAATGGTTCCCTCGCAATCTTCGCATTTCTTCATAGGCGGGATTACGAATTTTACATCTTGCGCCACTCCTCATATTTTTTATAACCACCCCTACCACCGTATATGGGGTAGTTGATGATGCATACTGATTTTTCAAGTCATCATAACTATGCCATTCGGTAAACACTTGCGGGAACTTTACGATAGTGGTTGTCCAATCATACGCGATTTCTGGAGAAACCGGCATAACAGTTACCTCTTGCTCATTCGTCAGCTCATTGTAATTGTGAATGTCATAGGTCGCAATCAGATATAATTGTGGTTTAGAAAACGCGACTACAATACGATTTTCTGGATGCTGCATTACAAAACTATAGCAAAACCTCTTATTCAATTTATTCACATCGAGCTGGCAAGCGGCCGCGCATTCGGTGAACATGGTTTTAAATGTTTTATTGGACGCACCTGCCCCCCTGTAAAAGGTGACATCCGCGCCGACATTATTGCGGGTGGCAAACTCAAACGCATTCAAGGCCTCGTCCCAAAAGACATTAATCATTGTTCCCTCCACAAACTCCTCGGCCACAAGGTATTGCTGCCATATAGATTGTGCGGGATACTCACTGATAAACGTGTCCGCAGACAATGATTTGGGAGGGGAAAAACATACAATTTGGTTAGATGCATTCACAATGACTGACCGAAGTAACCCATAGGTATAAGTTAACTCCGCAGTTAATGCAGACTTGTTATAATGATACAAATTGTATGACCTTTCAAAACTTTCAGGTAAATTTGGGCCGTTGCATTTATCCACCTTGGTTTGTCTGGTGCATACAATATTTGGGTCTGTCACCGGGTCATCCATATTAGAGATGATGGTCATAAAATTGGGGATTTTAGTCAAGTTGTAGGTTAGCATTGTTCACGTATGTATAATGCATTTTGGTAAAATGTCTTTATATCATATTTTTTTATTATATGATGTATTGGTTTAGTATGTTTAGTGAACCAATATATCAATATATCAATTATCAATTTAAAATTTCTTTATTATATATAAGATAAATGTCAAGTCAATTATCTGACATAGCAACAACTAATCCAAAAAATGCTCCAATAAAAATAGGCGACCCTATTAATATTGATGAGGCACAATTAGGCGAACCCGTTGACGCGCCTCTCGCAAAAAACCTTGAAGAAGGAGAAGGAACAGGGGACCAAGAGGAAGAAGTAGAGGAAGATGCACGTGAAGAAGAAGAAGAAGAGGAAGGAGCAATGGCGGCGGACACAGGAGTTGGCCTTGAGCTTGGCGATATTATTGATATTGTCGCTCCATTGAACGAAGTTCTAAATAATAATCGGTTTTTTATTGATTTTATTAATGAAGACAAAATCATTCTCATTGATTTAAAATCATTTAAGAAAGTTCAATTAAACATTGACGAGAATGGGGTGGTTGATAATAATTCTATCTCTAATATTGCACTAATCAGTCGCAATGAAAAAAAGGGATACGCGCGACAAAATAATCTTTTGCCAGGCACATGGATTAATATCCATTTTGGAGGCGACGTTCCCGCCATCATTACCGGCGAAATCACAAATCTAGAAGAAGATATGATTGAAATCACCACCTTCCCAGAAAATCGCGTGATTTATATTCCATTCAACTATCAAGGTCTCCCAGAAAACCTACCGATTGAACAATTTGAAATACGCAAAAAACCAGAACCCCGCAAACAAGACTTGCAAGAAATTGGTCCATCGGCATTACTTGGCGAAGAAGAAGGGAAGGAAGGAAGGGAAGAAACAGGAGACCAAGATGCAGATATTGACCCAGAAGATTTATATGAACCTGAAGACATCGATGACACAGAAGAACCTGATAAAACTGCAATGCAATCCAAACAGCAGCAAGCCATCAACAAACATATATTGGAAGACCAAATCGTGTTTGGTGAATTCAATCAAGCCATTCTACAGTTTGTTGAATTAGACGTGAAATTTAAACGTTACAACATTGACGTTCAAACCAATGACCTATTAGACAGCATGATGTCCACCATTCCTACCAACCAACAAACGCCATCTGTATTAAATAATATCCACACCTCTATCGAGCGGTTTACCCAGTTGCGCACAGAATTCTCGAAATTCAATAAAAACGGGGTTATTGACCGCATGACCGTAAAGTCGCATTTGCATAAACCATTAAAAGACATACTCGCGAGCAGCAGCTCAAACTTATATTGGATTTTGCCTGTAGCAAAAAATGAGAAAAAAATTTATTCGGAAGACGCGGCAGTTGTAATTGTAGATAATGATATTCCCGACATATCACGTCTGCAATTTTATGAAGACATTACCAATATGTCGACCATCATTGAAGAAAACAAAACCATGCCTATCTCCAATGACCAAAACAAATACGTAGAGCTATATAATGCTCTAAATCCGTTCTTTTCTCCATTTTATAACACTAACCCGAATTCGCAAGAAAACGCCAATGTTCTTGTCCAACAATTCGCCACTTACGACAAATCTATCATCATTGATAACTATGGCGACCTACACTCCAGCGCAATGAATACAAATGCGCTAAGTCGCAAACGGTTCTTTATGCAAAGATACAATACCGGTCTTACCCACTTAGATGTAATTGCAAATACCTCCACCAGTATGGACACTGTTCTTGCACCATTAACACCTGCAGATAAGATGGCGATTACGTCTTACCTGACATTGCCTGCGCCGGCCATTCAATTTTCCAAAATCAATTTGCCAGGCACGAATATTTTGGTGTCTTCCAATTTAAACACCCAATTTTTGAATTATTGGCAATTGCTGAAAAAGAACGCGCGGGTCAACACCATTGATGTGCACCTCGTGGACGAAGAGGCGCCAAGCATTCATAGCGCAAATGTGGCGAAAAAACGAAAGGAAGAACAAGCTTTAAAGAATTACTTTGACAGCATTAACCATTTCGTATTGAAAAGTCGCCTCGGCGAAGACGCAGCAAACTCCGCAAACTCCGCACATTTTTTGAATTATCTGGATAAAGTTATACCCACCACGAAAGATATATTCAATATAATGGCCAAGTACATTGTGGGCAAAGTGTCGCTTGTAAATATCGTGGACGCACTTGAGCCATTTTTAATTTATTCCGGGGATTTAACGTATAAGCAGTATCAAATCATCGTATCATTTATTGATTGCAAAATTTCCAAATTTAATAAATCCATGCTTGAACACAAACGCGCATTCAATGAATTGAAATATATTAACCCCAAAGTTCTTCCACCACTAAGAAATACATTTATTAGCACCTCCGCCGCATTGTTCCCAGATAACCGGGTAATGTATGATATGTTTCACAGCTACGCTTATCCAGACAACACTAAACGCACAAGCGAGTCGGAATGGCTGAAAAAAATCATCACTGATGACTTTGGCAATGTCTTCAATTGCAGCGTGGCGCTTTCCACGATTTACCTAAAATACCCGTCTCATCTAAGCGACCTGCTGGAATTCAACAACGAACATTTAAAACAAGACCGCATCAAGGATGTCGCCGACGACAAGTGTTTAAACTACACCATCGCAAAAAAATACCGCGTAAAAACTGAGATTGATGCGGACAATGGAGTAGAAATATATTATGATAAAGAGTTTGATAACACTCCCTATGGCATCTTGGACGATTATATAAACGAAAGGAATAAACTCAACCAAGACGACTTTGAAAAGTTTCTCGTGGACAAGCTACAGAAAAAGCACAAGTTCGGCGAACAATTATCTCAAGAACACGCAGTGTCCATGATTATTGGGATGAAACCAGTGAAAGAAGGCGATTATGCCGTGTTTTTCAATTCCGTGCAAAACGCGTTTGAATTCTACGTCCGGGAGACCAACATGTGGCGATTAGACGAAAATGCCACCAAAGATATGTTCCAAGGTTCGCCCGATACTCTATGCAACATTCAAAAAGATTGCTTATATTCTGCACAACAAGTAGAAGGCGTGTGCGAAAGCCTCACGGTAAACAAAGATGACTTGCAACTTAATGCAATGAAATCTATTATGCAACAATTTGACCAAAAATATGAAATATCCAAGGAAGAACAGACGACCAAATTGTTGGCTCAATTTGATTATTATGTAGCCATTGTTGCAAAACTCAAAGAAATTCATAAATACAAGAAATTCAAACAAACCATCGCCAATTATGAGCTCGGGCTCACTTTAGTCAATGACACGGAAGCCGTCGTTTCCCCTTATTCCCCATTTTTGGATATTATTTTGGGACAAGACGACCTTGCCAAAAAATATGAAAACATTCTAAAGTTCACCCGGTTATGCACTAGACCACCAAATGAACGCACTGAAAACACACACTTCCTGTATTGCATCAAAACAAACACCCCCCTTTTACCACAATTTTTATATACTCTTGCAATGGCATTCATCAACAATCATGAACATTATGCCGACGTGTTACAAGATGTAATTCGTATTCATGGTGTTATCAGCGAAGAGGGCGACCGCATCGTGGACAAACATAGCGGTAAACTCATTGCATTGGCCAACTTCAGCGAAGAAGAAGGGTTTGACGCCGCCGGGTTTCAAATCCGGACTAGAGAAGTGGAAGAAGCCGACTGGGCAGACATGCAACCTGAAGAAGCCTCCGCGGGGCCATTGATAAATGTTGCCATGTCCGCGGAGACGCAGCTCATTTATAAAATTGTTAATGCATTATCCAGTGCAACCGGCATCTCTATTCCCGCGCAAATGGAGTTTATTGTTAGAAACGTCAAGAATACCGTAATGACTATCCTGCCTACTGAGGATGAAGTTGCGGAGCGCAACGAGGCGCTTGAAAAGAAGGGGAAACAACCCACCTCCTACGAAGACCAGAAGAATGCCCTGTTTTTATATTTGACACTCGGCATGTTTATTATCGCAGTTCAAACCAACGTGCCTTCTATAAAAACGCGCAAATCTTATCCCGGATGTAGCAGCTCATTTGATGGATACCCACTTGAACCAGGCGCGAACAAATCGTTCATCAATTATATTGCGTGCATTGCGTATAAGATTAGGTCAAACTTCGCCCCTTGGAGCGTGTTATTAAAAAAAAAGGAAGAATATATTTCTTCCACGATTTTCAATTACATTGAAAGCTATCTTGCACAAACCCAAGAAGTCATTCAAAACATCAAGAGCAAACACGAATATTTACAATCCGCCGAACATGGGCTGTTATCAAGTGACATCGCGTCCATTTTCAGCGTTAAACGGATGACCACCTTCTTACCTTCCCAAATACCGGTGAAGATGACCCATTTGGCGCCAGTTTCCCAACATTTTAATCAATCGTTGCTCGACAATTTAAACACTGGTTCTTACAAACAAACGGACCAGCTGAATGCGTTGCAGGCGATTATTATTCGGTTCTCTTATGGAATTCAGGAAGAAATGCAGAAAGTGGTGACGGAGGTTATTACGAAAAATGTTAAAAAACAAAACAAACTCAACCTATTAATAAACGTCGGGGGCAAACTTGCGCTAGAAAATGCGTGCTGCAATGAAGAGAACGGGAACAGCTTTTTACAATATTTCAAAGATAAAAATGCGGACATTGGCACATTCAATGATATCGTGCAAAGCTATTCCGCAATTTTGCGCGACGTCAAGTTTTACACCACGCCGTGCTTGTTTTCAAGCAGAATAAACACAAAACATATATTCCCCCCATTAGACGTTCTATTCAGCAGCGAAACCATCTACAAAACATTCATACATTATTGCAAATTTAACTCTTTGAAACCTATTCCTACTGTGTTAGTGCCATTGTGCAATGATAAACCGCCGAACTTTAACCGGTTTGACACCATTGAAACCCAAATCGGCAAACTGAAGAATGACGGACGCGAATACACCAATGAAACGATGCTCCGCCTTCTATTAATCATCAGCAGCAAAAATATTATTAATACTACCATATCACAACAAGTGCTCACCCGTCTGCAAAAAATCCGCGGCATCATTGAAAACGTCTACGTGAACCACCGTGCAGACATTATTAAAACTGTTCCTGCGGCGTTTCAGGGTCACATGATGACGGTAATGGACACTTATGCTGCATCCGCCGCATCATCAGATGAGAATTTAGCGATAGATGAAATGCGCGATTATTTGGTGAATGCCAATAAAAATTTGAAAAAGACCATTCTTCAATTCATCAAAACACACGGCCAAGTGTCCAAAGGGAAATTAGAAAAAATACATAACTTGTTGAACACGATTATGGAGTGGGGTAAATCTGTCGGACACAATATGCAGACGGACGATATGCGTAGCTCTATTAATTTCATCAAAACATATTTATGCAACTTCATTAAAATATTTCCCAACGCAATTTTATCGCAAAATTCTTTAAATACTTTCCAGAAAGTTATTCCTAACCATTGGAACGTTTCGCCGAATGACGCATCCAAGATTTCATTTGAGGTGACGGAATATTACAGCAAATTGCAACATTTTTATGGAAACAGTCGCCTTACCAGTGTTCTTCAACGAGTGCCTGTGGACCTAAATGTAATCCTGGAACTAGCAAATGATACGCCTATCGGCGACGGCGCCGGCACAGGCGCATTTGATAAAAAGACCGGATTATACTTGTTTGAGTTTTATTTTTTAACCACGTTGCACGGATACATCAACAGCATCAATGTAAAATCACTAAAACCTGCCGCTGCGATGCGCGCAGACCCGGGCACGCCATTTTCCGAGGCACCTTTAGCCGCAGAAGACGTGGAATATGACGAGTATTCTAGCGAGATTAATCAAGGAGAGCTAAAAGATATTAAACACCATGTCGCTGGACTATTAATGTCTTATTTAGACCTAATGGAAGGACACAAAATAATGGTGAACATTTCGTATGACTTTATTATGAATAGCGTGTTCAAAATTCAGCAGAGCGAGAAAGATACGTTTACGAGTAAACTTGAAAAAATGTCTCCGGATGTCCGCAAAGTGGACACATTGATGAAAGCTCATAAAATAGGCGACTGGAATAAAGGTCTGCAAAAAGGGTTGACCACTTACAATAAAAATTTGGATGATGACGAGTTGCGCGCGCAAAACGAGAATTATCAGCGACTAGAGCGACGACTATTTGCTAACAAAAATGCAAACCCGCAAAATTTTGAACAATACGCAGACGACCTTTTAGCCGAGGCCGAGATGGAGGACGCCATTGACAATGAAGAGTATGGCATGGGCAACATTGGTGATGATTTTGAAGATGGCAACCCGTATGGGGAAGAAAATAACGAGGATTAACCATTAATTTAAGATATCAACGAATTATTAGTTAGAATTATTAGTTAGAATTATTAGTTCGTTTTTAATTATTACATTCATTATATAATGTAATAATGAATGCATTAACAACAAATAATCAAATGACGGTGTATTTACAGCACGATGACCCAGAGGTTGCCATCCCATTTCATATTAGCATGTATGGATTAATTAGCGCACACATAATCCTTGCGAATAGTGTGGTGTCTATATTGTATAATTACAAATCTTTAAGCGTCATGTCATACTGTTTATACATGACTACATTACTATTTTGGAATGATTTAACACATTCAGGATTTATTAGAAATTTGGACATTTTTACTGGGATTACAAATGTAATATTTATTACATATTACGATAGCTTATGGTTTGATGTATTATATAAAGAATTATGGGCAAGTGCTATGAGTATTGGTTGTCTTGTATATTTATTAAATTCATATATATTTTATTGTCAAACAACACCGGAGACACAAGAGATAACAAATGATGACCTAGAGAATGTTCTAACAAAGTATTCTTATTTTTCCACAAAGTATATTCCGCCAAATACGTATAACCGCGAGCTAGCGTATTATTATGCCACATTTGTCCACATATTTGCATTGCATGTTTTGCCGCCAGTTACGTGCATGTGTTGCATTATTTATAGCGAGCAAACTTTGGGTCCGGATTATCCGGTTCTTCATTAGGTCAAATAAAAAAGTAAAAAAATTGTTATAATATAGTATGTTAAAACAATTTGCGCGCGACAATGTTACATTAGTCTCCATTATTGTATTTTTAACCATATACAGTTTAATTCAAATGAACCGTCCAGCCATTTTCTATAACTTGGATGGAAGTATCCGTGACTTTGGGGTGGGCTATAAAAACAAAACTATTCTTCCTATTTGGCTATTATCCATTATTTTAGGCATCTTGTCTTATTTAGCTGTATTGTATTATATCTCTTATTCCCATCTGGTAACCTTCTAATTTAAATAATTCATTCAATTATTAATGTATTCACAATTTTATGATTACATTATGGTGTTATAGAGTGTAAGCTTTCCCTGCAGTTTTTGCAGCGACGACTTTCTCTGTTTTTGCGGTGGTTTTCAAGTATTTGGCACGAGCATCCGCGATTTGTTTCAAATCTTTATTGCATCCTCGCGATATTAATTTGTAAGACACAATAGACGTCAGCAATAGTCCGGTGTATATGTACCAAAGACCTTCGCCAATGTTGTCCTTTTTAAGAACTAGTTCTTTCAATTGTTTTTTATATGTTTCGCGGTCTGCCTCTCCCACATCCGGCGTGATTAGCGGCGTAAGCACTCCCCATATGCTGTTGAAATTTTCTGGGTTCATTGAATTTACTAAAATACCTTTATTGCCGCATAATTTCATGATGGCTTCCGCCGCCTTTCTTAATCCGGTAGATTTCTCACCAGTTGCGGTTTCTCCTGCTTCCGCTAACGACTTTGTGATGGTGTTTTCTAAATCAGTGTCTACAATAATTTTGCCTAGAATGTTGTTGGCATCATTGTATATGAAAAAATATCCAACCACGTCTGCGAAAGCCCCTTTTAACCCTGGGTAGACAATGAGCGCCATGATTACTGAGCCAAAAATGAATACCCACGGGATAATCGTGATGATTAGCGTGGACACGAGGTTTTTGCCGACAGACCCCCCACATCGCTGAACCGTGGCGCCCAAATTAAAGGCGAATTGTTGCACCAATACTACGAAAAAATAGAGCGCTAGGCGCGACATGTTGCTGGTTAAATAGTCGGCATAGGTTTCAGTATCGTCAAAAGGTAACTTGAAATAATAAAAATATATTAGGGTAATCATAAAGAATGCAAATAACGAGACATATGTAAGGTCCATATACTATTACACAATATATATTACTCAAGGTTATTTCGTCAAATAAACTAAAATAAACAATTAAAAGGAAGAAACCCACGTTTCAAAAGGTGGTTTTCTTCCTTTTTTCAAAATCCATTCATAAAAATCTTTGACTAGTCCAAGGATTTACGGCAAGAGACCTTATTAATACTATGCAATAATTATATGAACTTCAATGATGTGAATAAACCATTGTTGATTGAACCTGGCGTGAAATATTTCTTAAGCGAAACACTAAAACAATGCAGAGACTTTAAATATAAGCATCACAACACCCTTTTAAATATCGGGATGTTTCTCCTGTTTATGGCTATTTTAGGCATATTGCTCTTTTATAAGTATAAAGGCAAGTTGACCCCGAAAGAGCGTCATGAAAAGGACAACCAGAAGCGGCAATACATATTGTCTAAAATATCAAATTACCAAACCGCTAAAAAACGCGAGCAACAAGAATTAATCACCGGGTTGCCCCATTGGAATAATGAATATGAAGTTACTCGGCAGCGCCTGCGATAGACCGTCATTGCAAATAATGCAAATAATGCAACCTTCTGCAAATGGGTGTAACACCAATCATAAAAATATATTAATAAATTATATATGTCCGTGAATGAACCGCTCAAACCAAATCCTGCAACTATTGAAAATCTCGGTCAACTGCAAGAAGTAGACCCGACTGTTGCTGAACCAAAGGTCGGAATAATGTCTGCCGTGACCAATGTCGGAGCTCAAATCCAAGACCTCATCGCAAACACCGTTACGGCTGCGCCTGCGGCTGAAGCGGCTGCGGCGGATACGGGCGAAACCGTTTGGGATGATAAAGATTACGGGCCATCGCCAGAGTATGCCCCATCTCCTGATGGGTCCATCCCAGAATTTGTTCCTTTAATAGCTAAAGACTCTTATCGCGAATGGTCGAATACTTCTTATAATGTGCCTCCTAGTCCGCTGGACAAAACGGTGTCATTCAATAATGATAGCGAGGTCTCTTTTTATGTAGAGCACGAGGATGAGATGACGGATTATTATGAGGCGATTGACAGTTATTATAGTTATAAAGAGCATTATGAAAACAGTAAAACTGCCATCAAAAATAAAATTTCATCCAATCACGCGGATGTAAGCTGGAGGCAAAAACGCAACTTATATAGAAAAACTAGACCCGCATGCATCAATTGCAAACGCAAGGTGGGGACAGTATTTTCGACAGAACATCTAGAAGACAAGGCCGACCCGAATAACATTGATAAAACTGCGAGACTATTAAAGGCGCGATGCGGCGACGACAAGGAGCCGTGCACACTGGACATTCAAATAATGATACCGTTCACAATCATGTTTGAAAAAATCTTTGAAAACAATAAAAAATTAATAAAAACAATGCAAAAAATGATTATTGAAGAGAAAAATAACGCGATTTTTGGATACTCTGAGCGCAATTCTGCGATACTAAAGTTTCAAACCCTTAATAACCAATTGTCTTCCGTCATTAAAGACGATGAATACGTGTCGTTGTTGTTTGAATATATCGCAAATAATTCTAAAAAAACAAAACTATTGGAAGAAACGCATGCCGCATTTTATGCCAATATTAATATTTTGCGGGATTACCTCGCCGAATATGAAAAAACGAACGATGAACAATCTATCATAGATGCGGTCACATTGTATAATGACGAAATTGTGTCGCAGCTTGAGCAAATCGCGTCATTAAAGTTTATGCACCAAACCGTGGAAATGGACAACAATGCCACATTTCATCTGGTTCAGCAAGAAGTCAACCTGCAAAACCGCGTTTATTCCTCATTAGATACCGCCCGGATTGTGAAATATGTGGTGGACAATGAAAACATCGTGCCCAAAAAGAAGGCTGTATTAAACCCTAACCCGCTTATTGCGAAAACTAACAGTAGCGCTAACAGTGGGGCAACAAATACCTCAATAATGACGAGCGCGAGTGAAGGGCAAAGTGTGGGGTCTAACGGGTCTAATCAATAACATAAATAACGCATATCAACCGTAAATGCAAGATAATGCAATATAATATAATATAATATAGTATAATGATCCTCAATTATATTTCCGTTCCCGTTTTTTTAATTAGTTTAGCAATTGGTCTATTTTTTGTATACGTGTTAGGTCCGGAAGAGAAAAAAGTCTTCCTTTATCCTAATCCTCAAAATATATTGAACACCATTTATAAAGATAAAGCGGACCAATGCTTTAAGTATTCATCTAGCGAAGTCACTTGTCCCACAGACAAGTCCTTAATCCAAGACGTTCCTATGCAGGATTAACCGATGTTCCAGTTATTAAATATGCATGCCAAAATATATAGGCATTATATATGGTGCACTTGTCAAAATTTATTAATTCAAATACTGGCAAATTATTAATGTCCGCTATTCTAGGATTTGGGTTTGCGACGTTGTTTAGAAAAGTGTGCGTTGGCAAGAATTGCGTTATTTATAATGCTCCTCCTTTGGAAAATGTAAAAGACAAAACGTTTAAATATGATAACAAATGCTATAAATATACGCACGAGAATGTGAAATGTGACACAAGTAAAAAAGTTATTGAATTTAAATGATGTGCATAGGAATAACCATTGTTCAAATGCGTAATTTATAATTATCCAACAATATTTAGATAATTATATGAGTAGCACTACTAATATTAATGATCTTCCAACTGACCCCGCTGGCGGGGGAAACAGCACTGGGAATGTATCATATAATCCAAACCCCAATATGATGTCAAACACAAATCCAGGCGCTCAACCACCGCAACAACCGCAGCAACAGCCTTCTTCTTCCTCTGGGTCCTCGCTAACTCTAGACCAAACCACTATCAACCAAATCATCAGCGGTCTACAGATTGCGAGCAGCGCCGGTGCAACACAACTTCCGTCCAAAGATATCCCGAGAAGCACGGAAGGAATAACACATGATGCGCAAATACAGCCAAATTATATGGCTCCGGCCACAAACCGGGATTACATTGTGGAGAATGAAACGAATGACGACATTGTTCGCGAATATAGCAGGAGCGAAACCAGGGCAAACAAGTTGGATGACATTTATGATGAACTACAAATACCGTTGCTGTTAGGAGTGCTATACTTTATATTTCAACTGCCAGTAGTAAAAAAATGTTTATTCAATTATCTTCCTTTTTTGTTTCATGTGGACGGCAATCTCAACATCAACGGGTATTTAATCACGAGTGCGCTCTTTGGAATAATCTACTATGTATTGTCAAAAGTGATGGCGCAACTCAACCGGATTTAGCTCACGTATTTTTGTGTCATAAGTAGAGATGGCCAAAAGTAAACTATACATATCATGATTTGAGCGGTATCCTCTTTTATTTATGATGCACTCTATTTTAGACAGCAGTATTAGATTGGTTTTATAGCGTTCTGTTTTTTGTGTGAACGCGTCATAACGAGATGCCTCATGGAGCGGCGTAATCTTATTTAATACAAATGCGAGGTCCTTCTTAGTCCACGTTTTCATTAAATTGATGATGCGCAATTTATGCGTTTTGAACCAATCGTTGTAAAACTCAATCTTCACCAGTTTTTGCTGGTTTACCACGTCATTGGAAAATGCACCAATGTATTTTTTGATTTCCGCGGGCATGCGTAGCAGGTTATAAACCACCTCATATCGTGCGTTTGATTTTATAAAGTTTTTTAAAACTTGCGCTCTATTATATAATGCGATTGCGCGCATTTGACTGGTGTTTGCCGGCTCTTCTAACATTTTATTAATTGTGATGAGAATATTCTCATCATAATCACGAGTAGCTTTATATTGTTCAATGTAATTCATTGCATTAACAGTTTATACAAAGGTCCGCCCTTTAAAAAGTAATCAATTTTATTTATTGAGGGATGCGGTTATTGGCGTTTACAAACAGGTGGAGTAAATGCATGAGGGCGCATTTGTAAATGAATGCTGTTGGTAATTCTTCTTTCATAATTAGAAAAAAGGAAGAAAAAGGATTGAGTTTGAAAACTATTTAAAAATATTCAATAGCTTGGACAATGGTTTCTTCCTTGTTCCAGATTTCTTCCTTTTAGGTTTCTGTTTAACTGTTACATTCTTAGGTTCATAACTCTTTTCAACCTGCGATTTACCCTGGCCTTTATCATTATCACTCGCATTCTTATTAATGGCCAAGTCCGCCGGCCGATACCTCAAAAACCATTCTTCAAACTCTTTACTGTTACGATTATTTTTTAGTTCCTGGAACTTCGCCGTCTTTTCCGCACGCATCTCTTCTATCGTCTCCTGATGCCCGATGCAATTAATGCTGAACCGTTTCAGCAGCCCCTTTTGTTTCAGCCTATTTCGTTTCTGAACTTCAAACAAAAACTGCGACATACATAAAATCCGGTCCGGGTTATAATTGTACAATGGATTATCTATATACAAAAACGCCAAATAAAAGCTCAACATGGTATCTATCGACGCAATATTAATATCTTCGCCGTGTTGTGTGATGGTGTTGTAGCTATGGCATGCGAGCGGCTCATAAATAACGGCTACATTGTCCTTGCCCACCTTAATTTCGTAATGCGGTGCAATAATTTCGCCAATGCCCTCTAACCGGTGAATGGAGACATTTTTAATACCGATTTCCTCTAGGCGCTCCTTCACAATTTCCGCGGTTAACGTGGGCTCCTCCGACAGCACATCAAAATCAGGATTTTTCTCCAATTTAGAGCGCATGTGTCTGGGCATATAGTGTGACATCAGGGACACCGCAAACCCGCCAAAGAATATGACACTTTGGTCGATGAGCGCCTGTTTTACCGTATTGTAAATGGTATCGTCATTCAGTTTGCTTGACATTTTACGCTGAAATTCTACTGTATCACAATGTTGCGATACAAGAGGGTAATGCTTATTTAAGACCACTAGCCGTTTCAACACTTTTTCCCAACGGCTGACGTCGCCCGCGGGTCTTGACAACTCGAGATACATAGACATGCGCAAATAATTGGGAGGCGCATATAAAATACCGCCGACGCGTTTTGCATCTGTTTTCAGTTTGTTAAATAATTCCGCCGGAATGCTCGTGATATCCGCGACTGGAATAAAGTTCACGAACACTTTATATGTGCCGTGGTGTTGACCGCTTTTGGCTTCCACTTCTTCAAACCCGGCTTTAAAATATATATTGGTCAGTTCTTTTGCATCGTTTAACGCGTCCGCGGAAAAGAAATCATAGTCAGGGATATCAATCTCTTTATTGTAGAACTGGTCTTGTTTGGGTAATATATTATTTATTGCTGTCCCGCCGTAACATATGAGATGTTTCTGTTTTAAAAACACTTCCACAATGTGCATAATCGCTTTAATTTCGGGGAGCGCGGCGGTTTTTTTGCCCTGTATGTTTTCAACGGAGTCCACTGCCGCGCGCAAAATGGTTAATTCGCACTCTTGAAACGTCATTTTACTGTCGCACAATGGGTTGGAAATCGTTCTATTGCCATTATTATATGTGGTTGCAGTATTTGGTGTCATGCTAGGTTCATCACGATGATTACGACTTTTCTTATTTTTATATTTCGAAGATTTCGAAGATTTCGAAGATTTCGTAAATTTCATATATTACAACTATATAAAAATGTTATTCGTAACATTAATCAAATATTTCATTTGTCTTGTCTTTGTCTTGTGCGTTTGAACAGCCTAAATAAATATACATTACACTAACACTAACACTAACAAATTATATTTATACCAGTGAAGATTTAAAATGGAACGCCCCTCTGGGGCGTCATTTCAAATCGTTACTGATATCTGACCCTTTTAATTCTTCAAGGGTTTAAATTATAGTTTACCCAACTTAAACTTGGAATAATTTTGAGTTTTTCTGTAATTATTGCGGTTGTCTTGAAGGGGGGGTCCGGGAACAGTTTTTCGTTCACTATTTGTGTTATAATCATCCAATTTAATCTTATTCTCTTTATAATAATCTATTGTTCGCGGTGTATGTATTCCTTGTTTTCTTACTTCTGGAATAAACAATTGGGTGTGATATAAATAATAATTTAAATCATCAAAATTAATATAAATGTAACGCAATATTAAATCCCACGGCAATAATAAATTAACGCAAAATTCAAACCCAAGCATTAATATCTTGTTTACTAATTTTTTACTTAAAATAATTGAGTACGCGCCATATATCATCATTTGTTTGTCAGTTATTTTTTTATATATTTCATTGCCGGGTTCATGACGTAAATTTGTATTTTTATTATGATAACCCAAATAGACAAGGTCTTTGTTTTTTAACAATTCTTTATTCATATACAATTCATTATTAAACTCTTTTAATGTGTAGACATCATCCTCTAATAATAACATATGGTCATCTTCGCAATCACTTTTTATAAAATCTTCCAGTGCTTTAAACGCACTTGCAATTAATCCTAATGCGCCTTTTGAATAATTCATTATTTTAAATGCATCTATCGCAGATTTGCCATTTGGGTTCCGTGTTGAATTGTAATGATTAATTGCATGATTATACAATGCATCAATTGTCTCGCTATTATTGCCATCAATCGCATCTATAAATGTATAATTATTGTTAATGAGTTGCATTTGTCGCATCATACTGATTTTATGCGCGCAATCTTTTTTCATATTTATAATGTATGTTTTTGGCAGCTGATATTTACATATTGGTAAAGTGCGAATGTGATTGTGAATGTTCAAACGCGTTTCTGATTGTTTATCATTGTAGTATGAATTATCGTATAATGTTGAGTTTGTTTTATTGTATATATACAAGTTATCTGGTATGTTCAAAATTTTACCATTCGAAAGCTCCGCCACGCAATACATTTCAGCAAGGTCAGTGCATCTATCTAACCATTTATCGTCATATTTTAAGTATTCACTCGGTATGGATTTAAACAATATACCATAACCTGTTTTTAAATGAGAAAAACACCATTTATCTGTATAACGAATGCAGCGATTTCTTTTATCTATTTCTGTTGGTTCAATGAATGTGCTGATTGAATGATACCCATTTTCATAAATCAAATAATTTGAGCATATTATTTTAGAATTTGTTTTATTATATTTATTATTTAAAATGTTTAATGCATCATGTCTTGCTAACCAATCATCGCCATCCAAAATGCATACAATTTCTAAATCTTTCACTTGTTGGTATGCAATATATTTATTATAAGATTGAAACATATGCGCGTCATTTTTAATATATGTAAATTTTGAGCTTACCTTAAATTTATTGATTATTTCCCAAAATAATGCATCTGTATTATCAGTAGATGCATCATTTATATAAATGGCTCTCCAATTTTTATATTTTTGTCGAATAATGCTCATTAAATTTTTTTTAATATTATTTTGATTGTTATATGAAGATATTACAAAACAAAATGCATAGTCTTTACTCATAATATGTGTTATATATTTCTAAAATTATTTGTTGCATTTAACGACATCGTCTTTTTATAAATAGCTACACTAAATCTTGATGGAATAAAAATCCGTTGTAATTACACGGTCTGCATAAGATAATGCGGGCTTTTGCGGGGGAGGTGCAGGAATGGTTGTCTGCTGATAACGAAACTTCTCTGGCTTTAATGCAAATGCATAACCCGCTTGGTCAAAAAACAGGTTGTTTTCTTCCAAATAAGTATCCGTATTTTGAAATCTCATCGCAATAAATTGGGACCCCGTTTCACGTATTAATGCTCCGCTTGGATTACTAGGGTTGATGCCCTTATCCGGCATGGCCATCGTCATCCCACGCTTATTATGCTCAATGAGCTCATTTAAGTCTGGCGTATATTGCACATCATAATAATTCAATGCCCGCATAAAAACCGAATTGCTTGTCATATTGACGAACTCATATAATTCTTCGTAATCCATAAATGCGGGGTTCGTCTTATCCACAATAATAATTATCTTATTTTTTAACTCAAGCAATGGCACCTCTCCTAAATTATACCTATCATTTTCATAACTGTATTCTTTGCCTAATAGTTTATCTTCATTCGCCTTAAATATTGCGGCGAGGTTTTTATACATTTGAGGGTTGGAGCTAAACAACCTTAAATGAATTATCAACGGGTCGCGTGCATTTTGACAGGTGGTTTCTGTAAACGCAGTGTTGGTGATTACATTCATCACATTTGCAAAATCAATTGAGTTAAATGTTTCCTTAATATGAAAACTATTAGCGGTAGAGGTTGCCACCACGGGGCGGTCATTCACGGAATAAATTTCAAAATCTAACGCGCGCACACCTTGGCCTAGAATGCTCTTTAATACACATAGCGATACGTAATCGTTTTTATAAGACCCGCCGCTGCAGCAGTTGTATGCGGTTTTAATATAATAATCACGAAATAAGTATTTGCATTGCTCGTCGTTGGGATTAATTGTCACTAAACTACTCTTGGTGGAATAATTCTTATCAAAAAACTTGCATTGACGGTTTTGCAAGTTGGATAAATAAATGTAGTAGATTATAAATGATACGACCAATATAATAAATAACATATATGCCCACACAGTTGCGGAAATATTTTGTAGCTCTCTCATAGTCATATTTACAGCATTTTTCACAGTATCTGTTAATGTTGAAACGCCATTTGCATTATTTGTAGACATAATATATATTAGTATAAAAATTGTTTGTATTGGATTGTATTGCATTGTATTGGATTGTATTGGATTGTATTGGATTGTATTGGATTTGTAAAAAGGCGTTATACCATTCACGAATTAAATAATAATGAAACATTTAAAATAATAAAGGGTTTAAAAATGTATTAACAGTATAATAATAATATAGTATAATATGCCAGGCGGGTTGATGAATTTAGTCTCTCAAGGACAACAAAACGTTATTTTAAATGGAAACCCCAGCAAATCATTTTTTAAAACCACTTATTCTAAATACACCAACTTTGGTCTTCAAAAATTTCGAGTGGACTTTGATGGCTCTAGAACTCTGCGCATGACAGAAGAGTCTACATTTACATTTAAAGTGCCCCGATATGCCGATTTATTGATGGACACCTATTTATCTGTTGCTTTACCCAGTATTTGGAGCCCCATTATGCCCCCTGCCGACCGCGTTGACCAACCAGATACAATTAATGCAGGTGCATGGATTCCATATGAATTCAAATGGATTGATAATTTAGGCGCAAAAATGATTTCCAAAATCACAATCACGTGCGGCAACCAAACCTTGCAAGAATACACCGGCAATTATATTCTTGCAACGGTTCAACGCGACTATAGTGCCGAAAAGTTGGCGCTTTTCAATAAAATGACCGGCAATGTCCCCGAATTAAACGACCCCGCAAACGCAGGCTCTCGCGTAAACAGCTATCCCAACGCATTTTACACTGAAGAACAGTGCGGACCAGAACCCTCCATTCGCGGTAGAATTATATACATTCCATTAAATGCATGGTTTGGCACAAAAAGCCAGATGGCGTTCCCATTAGTCGCCCTACAGTATAATGAACTATATATCAATGTCACCTTTCGCCCCGTCAACCAGCTATTCCAAATTCGTGATGTATTTGACAATGTTAATAATTATCCCTATATTGCGCCCAACTTTAATGCATTCTACATGCAGTTTTACCGGTTTTTACAGCCTCCTCCTGACCTGGTCTTAAATATTGACTCCTATACAGACACAAGAACTGGCTGGAATGCGGACATCCATTTAGAATGCACATACTGCTTTTTATCTAATGAAGAGTCGCGTTATTTTGCGTCTAGAGAACAAAAATATCTGTTTAAACAGGTGCGCGAAAAAACGTTCTATAATGTAACCGGCTCAAATAAAGTTCAGCTAGATTCGCTTGGGATGGTCTCTAATTGGCTCTTTTATTTTCAAAGGAGCGACGTTAATCTGCGCAATGAATGGTCTAATTACACAAATTGGCCGTATAACTATATGCCAATGGATTTAATTCAGGCACCGACGGATGGCGTTTATCCAGTTACAAGGGTTTACGAGAATTATAGCGAAACTGTGCAAATTGGTCCGGGCGTCAATGTAGACGGGCGTCTCACTGGATGGATGATTACGGGACCATACAATATTCAAAATGACAAACACATATTGGTCAATTTGGGAATATTATTAGACGGGTCTTACCGTGAAAATATTCAACCAGTTGGCATTTTTAATTACATTGAAAAATATGCGAGAACTAGCGGTAATGCGCCGGATGGACTATATTGCTATAACTTTTGCGTCAACTCATCTTTAACTGACTTGCAGCCGTCCGGCGCAATTAATATGAGCCGGTTTAACCAAATAGAGTTCGAGTTTAATACAATTATTCCTGCAATCGACCCACTCGCACAAACTCTCACCATATGCGACCCTCAAACGGGGA